ACAAAGACTGCTGGCCATCCATGCGCTGCACCCACACCTGAATAGGACGGGCTTGTTGCAACTTGTTTGGCAGGGTGGCGTAGGTTGACACGCTGATGCGTGTGATTGTCAAGTCCGCTTGGTTGGATTGCTGGTTGGCTTGCGTGCGGATCACATGTTCCAGCAAGTCAACGGTGTCGTTCGGAAGCGCGTAAGTGTTTTGGCCTTGCACCAAGTCAATGGTGCCCTGCTCAAATGTCCACATGTTGATACCGCGGTTGGCCCAGTCAGCAAACAGCAAGTTCAACGAACGACGCGCAGTCTTCAGGTCATAGCCGGTGCGCAACTCCGAGCCCACGCGCTCGAACGCCTCCTCGACCAGTTCGGTCAAGTCGAGGTTAAAACCAGCGGCTCCAGAGGTGTTTGCCATTTAGCACTTCCATCGCGCCAGAGACGCTGCTTTACGAGTAGGTCTTCCCTTCTCGTCTTTCATTGGTCCGGGCATACCAGACATACGGGCGCAAAATGACTTCTTGCGCGCTCCGCCTCCGGGCTGTGGCGCTTTTAGGTTGCTGCCGGTTTCGCGGTTGTACTTGGCACGGCCTTTGGCCGTCAACCCTGCGCCTTTAGACACAGGAAGCTTTTCGCCACGACCGACTGCAAGCGATGGGCCTTTCTTCTTGGTAGCCATTACTTCTTCATCCCTTTGAGTGTCTGTGCCAGACGTGCGCGTTGGCCCAGCTTACCGGGTTTCTTTGCAGCGGCAGCCAGCTTCTTGGCCGGAATCTTCTGGCCTTTTGGAATGCCCATCTGCTCGTGCAATGCACCGGGCTTCTTGATCGCTTTTTGAATCCACTTCTCAGCCATTATCGGAACCTCGCTGTTTTCTTTGCCACTGTCTTTGGTTGTGCTACGAACTGCTTCCCGGCTTTTTTGCCAGCGCGTTTTGCACGCGTTGTCGCAGCGTACTCAGCAGGGCTGAGGCTTTTGATCGCAGCTTCAGGAAGGTATCGCTCACCTGTTTTACTAGACGGTTTTCCACTTTTGGTCCTCCATTTCTGGTCTCCCCAGTTTTTAAGTGACTGCTGTGGCGCTTTCATGTCAGTCTCGATACCCGCCGCCAGCGGCTTTGTACTTCTTGGCCACCAGCTGCGCTTTACGCGCTGACCACTGACCAGCTTTCGTACCGTGTGTAGCAGCGGCTTTTACTTGAGACACAATCTTCTTGCGAAGACCGGGCTTCGTGTAATTGCCAGCTGCGTTCACTTTGCCGCCTTCGGCGTACATGGTGACCTTGTTCGGATCGTCCTTGCGTTCGATCGTCTTAGCCTTTGGCATTTTGCTGGGGGATATGGCCCCCATACCACGGCTGGCCATCATGATTTAGCACTTGCCGCCGTAAGCCATTTTCTTAGCCATACCGCCGGCCTTCATGCCCAGAGGCGTGCTGCCCTTCATGACGATCTGCTTGCCCTTGGTTTTACCCTTGGATGCGATACCGTCTTTGCTGGGAGCTGCGGTGCGAACTTTACCCATTTTGGCAGTAGTGATGCCGTTTCCAGATGATTTAGCCATGGTGGCCTCCTTAAAAAATTACTCTTCGGTTGGGGGTTTTTTACGTCCCAGCAACCCTTGAATGGTGTCTGTTTCGTAAATGCGGATGCTCACCCAGACGATACTGAGCAAAGCAGAAATCGTAGGTAACATTTCAATCAAGCTTCCTAGCGTAGCGATCAAAGAGACGCCATCCAGCACATGCTTGGTCGATTCGTCGAGCTGGGCGAATGGGTCTTTCATGGTGTTACCCGTAGAACACTGTCACGGAAGAAACGTTGGTCACATCAACATAAACGTTGGTTGTGAAACGAACGCCCTCAGCAGGAATCAACGCGTTGAAAATCTCTGCCACCGCTGGGGTGTTTACAGTGATTTTTGCAGTTCCGCCGGAACCGCCGTCTTTCAACACAACCGACCCAGCCGAAGTTGTGGTCGTAATCATGATGCCTTTGATACGCGTAGGTTGCGATACCAGCGTGCCGTCCCCTGTGGCGGTCGCACTGGATACATCGGTTTGCACTGTCATGCTAGAACTCCTTTTTTAAGAGGGGCCGAAGCCCCTCGGTTTGATTAGGAATCAGCGAAAGGTGTAGCAACAGAGCCAGAACCCAACACAACGCCTTGTACGAAGTACTTGGCAGCAGCCAAGACAGTCACGGTGATCCATGTGCCAGCGATACCGCCGGTGGTGGTGCCGTTCAAGTTGATGAAGTCGTTGGTCGAAGCAGGAGCGTAGCCAGTAGCAGCGCCAGAGCTGTCGGTGTCAACCATCAACAAAGAACCCACAAACTTGTCAGTGCCGTTGGTGGCAATAGACACAGCGCTAGCAGTTGTTTCGATGAAGAAAGTGTAGCTGGTACCAACGTTGTTCAGCGTGGCAGGAGGAGTGCCGGGGCCGTTGTTGGGAGAGTTTGCGGTCGTGTTGATCGCAGGAAGAGTGATAACCAAAGTGGCGTCATTCGTGCGGATGATGCGGCCAGCATAAGTAGCCACGTCCAAAGTCACGGTGTTTGTGCCGTTGGCCAGATTGATAACGGTATCAGGGCCTTGGTTGTAGAAGCCGCCCAATGAACGTACTGGGCCGGAGAATGTAGTGCGTGCCATGTCATTTCCTTACATGCAAGTTGGGTGCATCTGTCTGCATGTCGTCAGCCGGGACTGTCAGATACACCGGGAACCCCGGGATGTGGTGAATATACACCTGTTTTATATAAAAGAAAAGAGGCCGAAGCCTCTTTTCTCATAGTGCCGATTAGGCGCCGGCAGAGCCCCACATACCGAGGGGATCAGACCAACCGAAGCTGTAACGCTCGCGAGCCTTGTAACGCACGTTGCCGGTATCGAAATCACCGTCCATGCTGTTAGACAAAGCAACACGCTCGAAGTGCTTCAAGCCGTTAGGAACGTCTGTGGTCAAGAACCAAGCGTTGCTGTCGGTCAAGAAGTGGTTCACAGTGTAACCACCGGGGATTGCACCCATTTGCTTGATCGCGTTGATGTCGTTGTCAGCAGTAGACACGCGGAGTTCGGTGTCCAACAAACGCTTAGCAGTGAACATCAATGCAGGTGGGATCACCATCTTGACAGGCTTAGCAGCGATCAACAGACCACGTTCGTCAGTCCAAGCAGCGATCTGAATCACAGCGTTTTCCAACGAAGTTTCGTTCAAGTCAACTGCGGTGGTGGGGCTGTTGTAGTTAACAGAACCGTTCACCAAGGGGTGACCAACGCGGGTGCCAGAGCTGTTCACACCGAACAACGACACGCCGTCGCCGCCAAGGTAGCTACCGCTGAAACCGTTGTTGATAACGGCAGCAGCTTTCACTTGCTTGGTATAGGCCATGGCGCGAGCCAAAGACTTGGTGTAACGAGCAGACAGGCTGTCGTACAAGTTGTCTTCGATCGCTTCTTCAGTGATCGAGAAGCCCAAGGCGATGGTTTCGTGGTTGTAGCGTGCTGTGAACGCTTCTTGCGCATTGTCATAAGCAATGGCAGAACCTTCGTTCTTAACAGGAGCTGCACCGAAGCCGGCCAACTTGGTTTCTTCTTCGAAGCTACGCTCTGATTTCTCAGTTTCGTAGATCTCTTTGTGCTCTTCGCCGTAGCGAGCGTATTCCATGCCGAACAATGCGTTCAAGCCGGGGAGCAACTCTTTAAGTAGTTGTGCGCGTGAAATTGCCATGTTAATTTACTCCTTACAGGCCAACAACGTTGGTATATGAATGCCAACCGGGGTTCCACTTGACGAAAGTGTCAGTGTACGCATCGCCGACCACAGAGAAACCAACCATGTTCGGGAAACCGATCACACGGAAAGGAGCTGTAGTAGTCTTGGTGGTTGCGCTCACGGCCACATTGCTGTTGCCAGTAGTGGTTGAACCGGTGCTTGTTGACTGAGCGTTGGCCAAAGTCACGTTCGCGCCCAAAGCGGCGATGGTCAAAGAACCGTCGGCTTGAACTTGGAACACGGTGTTTGGATCGTCAACAACGAAAGCCACAGCATTCAACGCGTTAGCGGGGTAGTACTGTGAGAACAAGGTTTGACCTTGAGCGTTCACGTATGAGCAGCCCACGAACACACCAACAGCGCCAGTCAGGGTTGTACCTGCGGGGAACGCGTTTGTAGTGCCGTCGGAACCGTCAGCGGTGACCAACTGCAAGTAGCCAGTGGTAGCAACATAAACCAACGAACCGTTGAAAATGTTGGTGCCGTAACCAGCGGGGTCAAGGGCGAATGATCGAGTGCTACCAGCGTATGGTAGACCCCCGACCTCGTTTACGGGTTTGAAGCCGTAGGGAGAAGCGGTAGATGCCATTTAAGGACTCCTATTTACTTAGAACCAGAACCAAATCCGCCACGGCTGGTAGATGAACTGCGTTCACTAAACAGCGGCATGCGCGGGTCATTGTTTCGCATGAAGTGGTTGTCCACTGAATCCATCTGGTTTTGCGCTTGCTTGTTGTAATACTCGTCACGGGCATCAGCTTGTTCTTTGGACATCTTGCAGAGCATGAGTCCTCCGATTTCCACGTTGCCTGTGGCAGCATTGCCAAACAGTTGCAATTCCGGATGGTCCACTGCCTTCACCGGTTCCCAGCCTTCGCGCATCTTACGAGACACGTTGGTAGGGTCGGCCTGTCCTAGAACATGCGTCGCAATCCAGCGAAACACGACTCCGGGCTCAGGAGTTGGATCGGGCAATGATGTCGGCGGTACGTATACAGCACGAGCAGTTTTTTCGCGAGACACGAGGTCACGAGGGGTACGGTTTTGAGTCATTTCAATTCTCCAATTTTGCCAATTCAATGGCGTACTGCTGAGGGGTTAATTTCAATTTAGCTGCCAAAGCCACTTGGGTCTTTGTCAACTGAACTTTCTTCGCTCCAGACGAACGTGTCGCTGGGGCCACCACCGAAGCAGGGCGTCTCGGAGAATCGCCGGACCTAGACTTGTCTTCGTTACCCCCGAAAACTTCAGGGAACTTCGACTTCACGCGAGCGTCAATTTGCTCGAAATACTCATCACTGCGGGGATCGACCCCGGAATTGACTAGCTTCTGATGCAGCCCTAGTGCGTAGCTGGTAACTTCTTCGAACCCGTTGCTTCCGAACCACTGGTTTTTGGCTTGCCAGCGCAAGGTTTTTTCGTCCGGTGACACGCGTTGGGGTTCGCGTTGGCTAGTTTGTACCTCAAAATCATCGACCTGTAAAGGGGCTGGACGAAATTTTTTCGTTTCTTCCATCCGGATCTTTGCATCCAGCATTGCTTCCTGTGCTGCAAGGATGGCATCAGTGTCAAACGATTCCTGTGCTGCGCGCAAATCACGACGCGCTTTCTCCAGTTCAGCCTCAGCCGCGGACTGCGCGTACTTGGTGACCTGTTCTGTGCTCGTGTTGGCGTGCTGCTTGAGGCGCTTGTTCTCTTCGATCAACTGCTGTGCAAGGCGCTCCAGCTCTTGTTTCTCGCGCAGAGTAGCTTCTTTGGCTCGACGTTCGTCGTGACGGGCATGTGTCAATTCCTTGATTCGCTTTTGCGCACCTTGGGTGTATGACTCAATTTCGTCATCGGTGGGGTCTTCGACCTCACGCTCTAGTGGGCGACGGCCACGGTCCTTTTCAGGGGTGTCGTCAATGACTTCGATTTCTACGTCGTTGTCATCTTCGGTCGTTACTTCGACCTTAATTTCGTTCTTGGTGTCCTCGATTTCATCGGGGAACTTGAACTCGTCTCTTGGACCAGCCATTTCTACTCCTTATGCGCGGGTTAAGCCGCGAGGGTCTTGCACAACACACTCCACCTGATCGTCATTAATCACGCGGAATTCCTTACCGAATATCTTGAACCGTGTACCTGTGTACGTGCGGACAAGCACAAAGTCGCCTTCCTTGGCCCAAGGACCTGTAGGGAAACGTTCGGTGTCTTTGTAAGCATCAGGACCTGCACGCAATACGAACAACACGGTTGTGGCGTGTTCTTCTTGGCGCAAAGTCGCAGTGTCTCGAACTAGGTCGAGGGATGTACCAGCAATCTTTTCATCGACTTCTGGAACTACGCAAAGCAGCTTGTGACCAACGGGAGTTGGCAGGGCTGTGGCTTTGGTCTCATCATCAGCATCGTCCGCAGGGGAGTCTACGGGTTGGATGTGGGCAGGCAAACTAATGCCCGGGGGCAGGAGGATTTCACTCATGGGATTTTTCGACTTTCTCAGCAAGGTCAAGTAAGTAACGCTCTGCGGTCGCAAGACCCTGAATCACTCCGCAAAGTTTTTGGTATTCCTCAAAGGAACGGCATGCTCCACCTGCGCAGTCGTCGGCGTAGTTGTTCATGTCTGTGCGTATTTGTTCGCGCAATACGCGTGCGAATTCTTGGATCATTTGTTAGGCTTCTCCTTTTGTTGAGTTAAATCTTTGGCCATTTGTGCTTTGGCCTTGGCAATGTCGATGCCCATCTTGACGCCTGCCTGCTGCTCTTGTGAAGCAAGCTTTGCTTGGCTGTCTTTGATCTGCGCACCGATCTTCATACCCGACAACTGTTGGTCGCCGGTGATCTTCATTTCCTCGAGCTTGAGCTTTTCTGCCTTGAGCTGCAACTCGCCTTGCTTGATCTGCAATTCTTGCTGTTGCATTTGTACAACAGGGTCTTGCGCCATTTGCTGGGCTTGC